CGAAGACGCTGCACCTCGCAGCCGCAAATCAAGGCTTTATCGGCTGTGTCATGGAGCCCACAGGTCCATTGATCCGAGACATTTGGCAAAACGACTTTGAGCAGTTTCTGGAGCAATACGACATCCCCTACACGTTCAGAGCTTCACCGCTGCCTGAATACTTGTTGCACCTGGAGCAAGACACAAAAATTCTTTGCCGCAGTTTTGAAAATTGGTCGCGGATCATCGGTTTGAATCTGGCTTGGGTGCTCGCAGATGAGATTGATACTGTGACGCCGTCGATTGCAGAAAAGGCATTCCCAAAGATTCTGGGTCGTTTGCGCTCTGGCAACGTGCGTCAATTTGGTGCAGCGTCCACGCCTGAGGGTTTCCGCTGGATGTGGAACACGTTTGGCACTGAAGAGGCACAGCGTCGGCCTGACCGAAAGCTGATCAAGATGCGCACCTCTGATAATCCGCACCTGCCTCAAGACTTTATTGAGCGGCTGCAAGCCAACTACGACCCATCTTTGCTGCAGGCATATTTGATGGGTGAGTTTACGAATCTGACAACGGGTCAGGTATATGACCGCTTTGATCGTGCTAAACATGTGACAACTGACATTCCTGATGTCAGCAACGAGCCTTTACGTGTTGGCTGTGACTTCAACGTTGGCAACTCAAATGCAGTCATCGGTGTACGACTCGGCAACAAACTTCTCCTGATCGATGAGATCAGCGGTGCTCATGACACAGACGCCATGGCCCAAGAAATACGCAGAAGATTTCCCGACAATCGAATCTATGTCTACCCTGACGCATCAGGCGGCAACAGAAGCACGAATGCCAGCAGGACTGACATCGAGATTCTCCAGTCGTATGGCTTCAGCAATCAATCGCCAAAAGCAAATCCTCCCATCCGTGATCGGGTGGCTTCTGTTCAAGCTTTGTTGGAAAATGGGAAAGGCGAAGTAAGGCTGCAGGTCGCAGCTGGCTGCAAGCGCACAATCGAATGCCTTGAACTTCAAAGCTACACGGAATCAGGCGACCCTGATAAAGATGCGGGGTATGATCACATGAATGACGCATTGGGTTATTTGGTCTACAGAGACTTCTCAATGCTCAATGCCCGTGCTGGTCGTGGTACTGGCATTAGGCTTTACTAAACTGCAAGCAACGTCGGGCGGGTTCTAACTGTGTATTCCGGGATCTCTGGCGGCCGTCAACGCGTAAGCTCCGTCACCAACGTCAACGATCCCAATAGTGCGTGGATAAGGATGGAACCTCACTGGGGTCTCATCGAAACTTTATTGCAAGGGACTTTTGGAATTCGTAAGGGTCATAGAAAGTTTTTGCCGCAAGAACCTAGAGAACAAGATTATTCATATGATGTAAGACTTCAGCGATCTGTTCTTGCTCCTTATTACATCAGATTGGAGCGAATGTTGGCAGGAATGCTGACGCGTAAACCTGTGCGTCTTGATGACGTGTCTGACGTGATTCGTGAACAGTTGTTTGATGTAGATCTTGAAGGCAATGACCTGAATACTTGGTTATACAACACAAGCAGGATTGCACTACGTTATGGCCACGTTGGCGTATTAGTCGATGCGCCTAAGGCAGGCGAAAGCGGCCGTCCATACTGGGCTCATTATTCGCCAAGAGATATTTTAGGCGCAAGACATGAGGTGCAAGATGGCAAGCAGGTACTAACCCAGCTGCGTTTGCTTGAAAAAATTGTTGTGCCTGACGGTCTGTATGGAGAGAAGGAAATCGAGCAAGTGCGACTTTTGACGCCTGGCGCTTTTGAATTGCATCAGAAAGACAAGAAAGGCGACTTTGTTGTAGTGGATGAAGGCACAACAAGTTTGAGTGAGATACCTTTCAGCGTTGCGTACTCCAACCGGCTTGGGTTGATGGAATCGCTGCCTCCTCTTGCGGACATTGCAGAACTAAACCTGCAGCACTATCAAGTGCAGTCTGACTTGTCTAATCAACTGCACATTTCCGCTGTGCCTATGTTGGCGATTTTTGGTTTTCCGCCCTCAGCAGAAGAGATCAGTGCTGGCCCAGGCGAAGCCATTTCGCTGCCGTCGCCGCAGGAAAGCGACATGAAATACATTGAACCAGCAGGCAACAGCTACGAAGCTCAATTCAGGCAACTTGATCGGATCGCTGAGCAGATCAATGCTTTGGGCTTGGCCAGCATCCTCGGCAGCAAGCTTTCTGCAGAAACCGCAGAAGCCAAGCGCATTGATCGCAGCCAAGGCGACAGCACCATGATGGTGGTTGCTCAGCAGATGCAAGATCTGATCGATAACTGCTTGCGCTTTCATGCTGAGTTCATGCAAGAACGCACTGCTGGCAGCAGCCTTGTGAACCGCGATTTCATGGGCGTCAGGTTGGAACCGCAAGAGATCCAAGCGTTGCTGCAGCTTTACACCGCAGGCACCATTACTCAAGAAACGTTGTTGCTACAGCTCGAAGCAGGAGAGGTTCTTGGCGATGAGTTTGATGTAGAGGCTGAAGTTGAAGCTACGCAAACTGGTGGTCTGATTGAAATGGATCAGCCTGAACCAAGACAGGATGCTGCAGAAGACGCCACAATGCCAGAAGCAGCACCGGAGCAGTCTGATGAACTGGATTGACAGGCTGCGAAAAGATGACAAGCCTGATTTCGATAGTCAGTTTTTGTATTACGTGCGCGGTGAGCTGCTCAGTCAGTATTTTGCTCTCGTGCGCGTTACATGGTACGACTCAAAAGGTGTTTGCTGCGTTAGCGAAACACGCATAAATAAAGACGACACAGATGTAATGGCAGAGTTCACAGAGATTGTTGGGCTTGCATTACGAGCTGGGTCATGCGTTTGTGTGATCTGTGGTGATGACCCTGAGCACCTGGGTATTTATGACACATGACAACACCAGCGGAGCTTTACCGAAATGCAATCGACCTCAATCGATTTAGCAATAGTGTTGCGAGGCGAATTGCTCGCACATACAACGATCTTATTGTGGACGCTGTTGAGCGTTTGGCTGCTGCTGGTACTGGTGCAACAGCTACTCAAACTGCACGGTATGGGGCGATACTGGCGCAACTAAGAGAATCCTTAGAAAACTGGGCCGGGACTGCGACAGCTTTGTCAGTCGGGGAGCTACAAGGTTTGGTTGAGTTGCAAGCCGAGTTTGTCACCAACGTATTGAACGGCGAGTTGCCTGATGACATGCTGCTTCAAGTGCGCAGTGTTCGGATCAGTCCGCAGTTTGCACAGGCCGTAGCGACCGTTGATCCAACCACTTACAACGTTGTTACGTTAAGTGACGATCTTGGAGCGGCTGTTACAGGTACGCCGAGGCCGTTTGAATTAAAGATTGGCGACGGGTCCACGATCACCCTGCCAAACGGTGCAACGCTCGCGACATCGTTCAGGCGGCTTGCCGGCAAACAGGCAGAAGTTTTCAGCAAAGAAGTTAGGAACGGCCTGTTGCTTGGTGAGTCAATAGAAAAAATTGCTAGGCGCATCCCTAGGCAAGTAATCCCTGTGCCGAACAATCAGATCAAGGCCATGGTGCGCACCAGCGTGAATCAAGTCGCTAATGCTGCTAGCCAAGCGGTTTACAGCCAAAACCCAGAAATCACTAGCAAATACCAGTACATCGCAACCCTCGATAGCAGGACATCAGCCATATGCAGAGCTCTTGACGGTCGAACGTTCACCTATGGCAAGGGGCCAACACCACCGCAGCATTTCAACTGCAGATCGACGACGGTGCCAATTATTGATTACAAGCGTTTGAAAATTGCACCGCCGAAACCTGGCAAGCGTCGTAGTTCAGGGGGCCTTGTCCCTGCCGATCAAACCTATGGCCAGTGGCTGTTTGATCAAAGCAAAGAAGTAAAGGAAGATGTGCTTGGCGCTAAGCAGGTGCCTTACTTCAACATGTTGTCGCGAAAGTATGGGCCATCAGTCGCGATCAGGAAGTTTGTGTCGAGCGATGGCACCGAAGTGACGTTGCAGGAACTGCAGAGGCGTTATCCTAAGGTCAAGCGTTCCTAAATCGCTATGCCAGGTCATTACGGGCACGGTGGGAAGAAAAAACCCATGGGTAAGAAAAAGCCCAAGAACAAGAAAAAGAAGTGATGGCCAGGAAGCAGCGGCGAGTACCGAAGGACAAGGCGACTGGCCTGCCGAAGAAGTACCTGTCGGGTGCAAAAAATCGTGCTGCCAAAGCGCGTGAGATCAAGCGAACCGCTGACGCTTACAAGCGTGGTGAGTTCATCGACGTCAAAGCTGTTTCCAAATCGAGGTCTCAACAGGATGGCACCAAAAAGAAAACCACTAAGCGCCGCAACAAAAGAAACACTCAAAAAAAAGGCCGATAAGTCCCGATTCACTTACGGCCAGTTGGCTGCTGTGTATCGACGCGGTCAAGGTGCATACTTGGCGAGTGGATCGCGAAACGTGCCTATGGCTGCTTGGGCTATGGGACGTGTCAACAGTTTCATTTCTGGGAAAGGCGGAGCCCGCAAGGCTGACGCTGATCTTTTGAAAAA